CTGTGATAGATGACAGATCAATAGCCTTGTCTGTACCGTATTCTGTCGTTGTTCCTGCGAGCATGGAATCAAGTCCCTGGAACTCAGGGTGATCAGTTGATGCTGTTGTAGTTGCATCACCATTGATCAGTGTATAGTGGAAGAGGTTTACCACTGCCTTGATATGCTCCTCTATCTGATATGCCATATTGTCAAAGTTACCTGCTACCCTGTTGAGCACTCTGTCCATCTGAACAGCTCCGCCCATGATTGCAAGATTAGCCTCGCACTCCTGCTTAGTAGCCGCTGATGCAGTGTAAGAGCCACCTATCTTTCTGAACTCTGCTGTTGCTGGAAGTACCTTTCTGAGATACTTGTACTTCATTGTTGAGCCACCACCTGATGCTGATACACAGTCATCAAATGTGAGCATCTGAAGTATTGTTGACTGTCTGAGGAAGATATCCACGATCTGTGAGAATACCTTATCACTCATACCCTTCTTGATTTCCTCTAATGTCATTGTCATAGTTTTCACCATTCCTTTCTACTTATTACTGGGTATTGTTCCCTTCATATTTCTGTCTCAATGCCTCTGCCAGGTCCTTAGGTTCTGCATTCGTATTGCCCGGATTCCCATCTGGCAGCTTATTCTCAATGATGGTCCTCTTGCCATCATCTGAGCCGGATGAAGCTGTGAATTGAGCTGGGAACTGTGTCTTTAAGTCTGTGAGCATGTTATCCCATCCCTTTATGTGGCCTTCATCATCAAGCTTAAGCTCCTCATTCTTCTCCTTGAGGGCTGTCTTGATCTTATAGGTCATATAATCAGTATCAACCGCATGAGCCTCAAGCAGAGCCACCTTGATAGCCGAATTGACCTTAGTCTCCTCAAGCTCTTTCTGAAGCCTTGCATTCTCTGTCTCATAAGTTGATATCTTCTGCTGCATGCCCTCATCACCCTTGGAAGCCTTCTTAAGCTCCTCAATGAGCTTATTTGCATTCCCGATCTCCGTGTCTTTGCCGGTGATCAGTGTGTTGAGCTTGTCAAGTTCTGAATCATACTTCTCCTTGCTGACGTACTTGCCCTCGGACAGATCTGTGTATCTTACATGCTTGAGCTTATCTGTCTCTGTGCTGTTCTTCTCGTCAATCTTCGCCTGTACCTGCTTATACAGGTCATCTCCTAACAGTTCCTTTAATTCCATTGTTCCATCCTTTCTGGCTTTAATCGTAGCCACACATGGCAGTTATCACTCTTGCCGGAGTTATTCTTTGTCGGTCACAGTTTTACTGCCTTGAGCCGATTTTGGGCATAAAAAAAGACCATGGTAAAAACACGGTCTGAATTATCTGCTATTCCGTTTCTACTCCACTATTACCCAGTCTTCAGCAAGCATATCAGCCTGACTTGCAAGCCAGCCCATCTGTACTCCTGATGTTCCCACAAAGGCAATAGCTTTATTTCCAATAGACTCATGTTCACAATTTACAACATCCCCATCCATGGACTTATAAGATATCGCCGTTGCAAGCTGAATATACTGTTTCTTTCCATTCCAACCTTTTCTTGCAACCTTAAAACCTCTTTTGATCATCTCAATCGCAATGCCAAACGTCATGTTGTCACATGGTCTGTATGCTTCATTAAACTGCTTCTCCGGCGACCAGCTCTCATATCCATCTGAATATCTTACGAGATAGCCTTCATCTGCTGGATTTTCTTCCGCTGGAATCTGCCATCCTCTGTAATTGTTATAGTCGCCTCTTGTCATCGGTCTTGCCTCAATCTGTTTTGTTCCAATGTACTTCTGCATTCTTTCATCCTCCTATTTTTTGCATAAAAAAAACACCATACATCTCTGTACAGTGCTCGTAATCCATCTAGCATTATTTTCTATTCTTCTCCTATGTGTCTTTTGCCGGGTTTATATAGTTCTTCTATAACTCCATTGGCTATATCTCCGCCTACGTATCCTGGACCATACAACTTGTCTAAATGAGATAAAAATTCTGCATCACGAGGCAAAGTACCAAACTTTTCTCTTTGTTTATCATATTCTTCATACGATGTAATATTTAAAAATTCTTCTTTTAAATTCATTTTAAAGACTCCTCTACTAACCCGATTTCATATGTACTAAGGATTGTTTTATCTTTTTGATACACTCTGAAAAGCTCTGAGGTGGATTCCAATAAAAATTCAGTTTTTATACTTCCATCCGGATTAACAGCATCAGATATGCGGCTAACATATAACCTGCCTTGATATTCGCTAATAAATTTATCGCCATGCAAAATATATATTGCAAATTTTTGCCCTGCATCATTTTCGTATATTTCCGTAGTAATATTTTTATCACTTAATCCCTCAGTTAAATATTTCTTATACTTTTCCACAACTTTAGGATCCAGCATACGTTCTTCTATCAGATGTCCAAATTCATGGTCTATATCCTCTTTCTCAGCGCCTTTGGCAACGTTAATAATGCCTTTTTTCACATCACAACTACTGCCGTTCTGCCCCATATTAAAGGTTACATCAGCCATTGCTTTCTGAACTTTATCCGGTAACTGTGAATATGCGTCAACAACAGCTTTTTCATCTCTAATAATGCCAGCATCAGACTTTGATGCCTTGAACATTATATCTCTTATACTATCACCGTTTTGGGTATTTGCAACATCTTTTTCATGCTCAATCTCAAACGACACCTTAAAGTACTTCGTCTGGTACTCTTCAAAATCCTTTGTCTTATCCAACCCGAAGTATTCCGCTCGCTCCCTCAGTGTCTCAAGTTCTTCATCATCCAGCGCCCATCTGGCACGCTGTAAGAGACAGCAACGACAGTTACAGTCTTCCGCCGGATCTCCAAACATTCCAGGAGCCTTAATCTTACGACCACCAACCTCAAAGGGCTCATCGACTTCCCGGATCTGTCCATCAAGCATCTGATGATGTTCTCTCGTTGCTCCGTCAAGAGTGGCATCCCACTGTTTCAATACATCTGCCCCTTTGCTTTTTGCAATATACATAGCGTCCAGCGCTGACTGTACCTGTATACGATGCCCTTCAGTCCTCGCAATGCGGATAGAGTTGTTATAAGCCTTCTGAAATGGAGTATTTGCCATGTGTCTTGAGAGCTTACCAGCCACCTCATTCCACGTTGAGCCATTTGCAATGCCTCTTGATACCTCTGCTCTGACCGCTTTCTTGAGGTATGTCACATCCTCGCCCATTTTGTCGTAGAGCGACTTACTGAGCTTGCTGTCCGTCTGAATAGCTCTCACAACTGCCGCCTGATCTATCGGCATGATGATTGGGATGCCTGTCTTTTGCAGGTCATACATGACACCTGTGTATCCGTCTCTATAGCACTTCGTCAGGTAGTCAGACACAGTTGCATATGAGTTAGACTGCAGGTTACTCAGAACACCCTCAAGCTGCGCTTTCAAAGCCTCCTGATACTGTTTCTGATAGATGATGCTCTGCAGATTCTCCATATCAGTTCGTTCTGAAAGCTCTCTTATCTTCTGCTCACAATCTCTCAATGCCCGCTGATATACCTGTTTGAGTTCTTTGATTGCCTGCTTTTCTCTATTCAGTTGAGCTTTAGTTACTTGCTTTTGTGCTTTATTCATATGTTAACTCTCTTCTGATTTTGGTAGCTCTATTGCTATTCTCCAAATTGAACTTGTATTGCCTGGAATGAAATACTCTTGGTCATTTATAATAAAACTTTCACCAGAAGCACCTGATGCAACATCTGGCCCAGCTAATATATAGTATGCTGATGGAATAGCGAGATACCCTGCAGGATACACATATTGAGCAAGACTTACCACGTCATGTATGTTGCTAGCCTGACTCCAAGCCTGAGCATAATGAGATGCCTCATCCACATCAGAATAAATGATATATCTTGCAGAAGTGAATGATATATAAGCCACTCTATCTGTGTCAGTTCTTAAATCTTTTGCAGGCAATACGATGTGCAACAGATCAGTAATATTAGCCGCCTCGCCGAAACTTCCAATTCCGAATACCACTCCTTCTTTGCATGATACAAAATGCAAAAATGCATTAGCCGCACCACTATTGGCTGATCTAGTCAAACCCATGCTATACGAATAATAATATCCAGATGTGGACGGAGTAGCCCCTTGAATCACAGTCTCCATATATAAGGTAGGTGGGGAAAAGCGGAATCTAAAACCTGTTGTATTGTGTTCATCGTCTCCCATGTATAATATCCACGTAGTGTTAGACTCTACAATATTAAGTTTCATTCCTAACGCTGACGCAATCTCCTGCATTTTTGCGTCATTCACGTCTGCATTGTAATATGTGGAGTCAGCTTCTTTCTTCCCCAGTCTTATTTTACATATATTATATCCCATTAACTAACCTCCGTTTCTGCTGGCAGTACGCCATATATATTTGTTGCATATCCATAAGGATGTGTGTAAGGTGATGTATTGACGATCATACCAAAATTTCCGCCGCTTGGTATTTTTCGTATGTGCTCTGCCATTGTGTCAAATGCATCTGTCGCCTCTGTGCTTACCCCCTTTTCAGTGATAGCGCTGGCGACCTTTGACTTGCCATCACTGACAGATTTTTTTACTTCTTCCATCTCCTTGTAAAGCTGTCCTGCAAGATCTGTCATATACCGTTCTTCAATCTCGCTCTCAACTGCCTCACAGCCCTCAAGGACCTTCATTCTTGTGAGTTTGGTGTTGATCTCGTTGATGATGTTACCCTCACTATCAAGCTTCTTGAAGCATACAGTGAAGCCGACATTGCCCGGCACTGTACATGCAGTAGCACCTACCAACCAATCGAAGGTTATAATGCTTGCATCATCAGAGAGTATATAATTCTCTATAAAATACACATCTTTCTGCTCTTCTTCATTCACATAGTTGATTGATATCTGATATTCAGTGAGATCTATGCCCTTATACGCTGCCGGCACTTCAAATGTCAGCCGGTTTACATCTTTGTCATGATATACACCGATGACCTCGCCAGCCGGCATCTTCACCGCTCTTGTATCTAAGTCTATCTTGTATCTTTTATTTTCCATCTGCTCCACCTCCGTTCTCGCCATCTGTATTGATGTTATCAAGCACCTTCTGAGTCTCTTTCGTGTTCTCCTCCTCATTCTTAGGCAGCTTGTCCTTGATCTTCTCATAATCAATATCAAGCCAATCACAGATAGCTTTGATAATCGTCTCATCATTAAGTATGCTTGCAACATTAAGTATTGTATTGATCTCTGTCTGCCTTACCTGAGCCTCTGTAAGTTCTATCTGTGCATTTTCCTGTGCATTGCTCATAATCTCATGAGCGAACTCAAAATAAACATCCTCGGCCTTATATGCCTTGTTCTCAGCCTTGTTGATCTCGTCAATGACAATCTCTACTATCCTCCTCAAGAACTTTCTAAGAGCTTTCTCTATCTTTTTTGCCTTAAGGTCAAGGAGAGAATAAGCCGCCTTGATGGCAATATTCGTAGTGGCTGATGTATCCTTGAGACCGGCGGTGTTCAACCCCATGCCGAACCGGTATATGTTCTTCTCGTCAAGTTCAAGCTTTGCCTGTCTTGCCTGGTATGGGACGTCAACAGTCTTGACATCTACGTCACCATCCTCACCAACACCTATAATCTTCTTTGTTTTGAGGTTTGTCTGAAGCTCATTTAGGTTGTCTCCCTCAAAGCCTTTGACTACGTGAATAGGAGTATCAAAGTCTATGAGGTTGTTGGACAGGCTGGAAGCCATCAGGTCATAGTCATCTATGAGTGGCTTTACAGGCTTGAGGCTTGAGAACTGCTTCTTGTTGTTATCCAGCCGGAAGAATGGAATATAGCCAAATCCATCAAAGTAGGTGGCCTTATCTCCATTATTCTTTGTGTAAAGTACATGAGGCTTTGGGTTGATTGGTTCAGTATCATCTAACACCACCGCCCCATTATCAACCTGGACATAATAATATGTCTGCTTATCATCCCAGACCTGTATTCTCTCAATAGTCTTGTGCCCTTTGTCTATCCTGTCCGTATAGTGGTAAATCGTGTATGCACAGCCATCATCTGTGTCCTTAGCTCTTACCTCAATAACTCCGATACTGTCAGCATTTGCAAATGACATCATGTCCTTGGCATTCTTGTATGCGTACATATACGCAAAGCCTTTGACCTGCATATCTGTGATGCAGTCTGACAGCTCAGACATGAACTCATCATTGTTGTTAAAATACTTGTCCATGTGCTTCTGCAACTCAGGATCATTTGATTTAACTATCTTATCCCCTGAGAGGATATACTGAGTGCATTGGTCAACCAGCTCCGTGAAGAATGGATGTGGTATCTTCACGTTGCTTCTGGTCTTGTCCTCTACCAGTTCGCCGTCCGCATTGTAATAGAACAATCTATACTTATTTATGTCATGATCGCCGTCATAGTATCTTTCGCCTGTCCGGGCGAACTGCTTTTTTTCTGATGTACGATCACTGTCTATCAATTCTTTTATCTCGTCAGGGGTTAGCATTCTTTCACCTCTCTATACCAGCCATGTTCCCTTAGGCTTATCATTCTCATATACACCAGTCAGAGCATCCGGAGCATCATCATGAGCATTCTTACCCTCTTTCTGATACTTCCTTATTGCTTCCGCAAAATCTGGCCATCTGTCTTCCCAATTCACAGGGAAGAGAACGTTCTGCATTACTCCTGTGCTATTTGACAGGATCCTTGATGTCTTATTCTTTGACTGAAAGAACCACTGTATTTTAGTGTGAGTATTTCCCAAAGATTTCAGTTCTCTTATAACGTTTCTGCTGAATCCTCGACCGCCATTATTGCTCTCTATTAAAGCATTACCAACGTTATTGTTTGTCAGCATCTGAGCTGTTGCCGGCTCAGTAACTTCCATTGGCTCTTTTGTGTATAAAACGTCAAGTATGTAATATGTACTCTCATACATGCCATAACAAATAGAACACAGGTAATCGCCACCTGTGTCCGCTGTATCTGTATAATTCAATATATATTTGAATAGGTTATTACCCTTGCTATCCCTCGGAATATCCGTATATGTCTTGATATGACTGTATAGTCTGCCCTTGACATCTATAGGCTCCTGCTGGTAATTTGCAAGGACTATATCCTTGTTCATATTCTTGGTCTTTATCTTGTAATCCTTATATGACAGGATAGCTTCACAGAGCATTGCCCCATCGTCTTGTACTGCCTTGTAATTGATATGAACTACATTGTCATAGTTGGCAAGTACATATCCGGCAAGATCTTTTGTTGACCATCTTGTCATAATTATGATGATTTTAAAATCATTCTCTGTTCTGGAGAGCATTGTATTGTTGAACCAGTCAATCTGCTTCTGCAATACTGATTCATTGTAGGCTTCCTCACTGTTCTTGATAAGATCATCTATTATCATGATATTACAGCCAAATCCTGTTGCTGTACCTGTCGGAGAAGTTGCAAGGTAATTGGCCTGTTGACTGCCCTCAAGACTCCATTTCTGTGCTGCAGCCTCGCCATACTTTATCTTTGTGCCAGGGAATATATCTCCATATGTCAGAATGCCCTCTGTAGGCTTTTCTGCTATAACATCCCTGACAGCCTTTGCAAATGTTCCTGACAGGGTCTCATTATATGATCCTGTCATAACCTTTTTGTCTATACCATATTTACCAAATAACCACTGAACAAATTTAGTAGCTGTTCGTGACTTTCCATGTCGTGGTGGCATATTTACAACCATTATCTGTTGTTCTGCATCTTCCACGAACCACTGTAGCTTATCTGCAAGATCATGCAGAAAGCCTCTGTCGTTACTATAGAAATCAGGAGAGGTCAGCTTACAATACTGCCAAAACTCTCTCCTTGATAGCTCTATCTTTAGCTGTTGCTGTAATAAAGGGTCATGCCTGTCAATCATTATCAATAAGTTTCTTCAATTCCTCTGTTGTAAGCCCCTCAAATGCATTTGGTGTGGTATTCTTCACTTCCACCTTTTCTGTGAACATACCCAAATGCTTACCCAGGAGCTCCAACGCCTGTATCTTGCTATAAGGCTTTATTTCAAAGCCATCTCGACCCTTTTTTATAACTGCAATAGCTTTCTTCTGATCCTCTGTCAGTTCATCCGTCAGGATAGGCTCTACTGTCCTGTATTTCACCTGATTGCCGTCCTCGTCAAGTACCGGGACCATGTTTCCATCAACCTCTACCATAGCGTCCTTTTCAACTACTTTTGCATAGTCAGATGCCTTTGCAAATGCAATCAGTGCCAGTTCTCGTAATACACTGTCCTGAGTAATCTCTGTGCGTTTTTCACGCTCTTTTTGTAGCTCAAATATTTTCTTTTGAATACTAACATTTACTAACAAGCGTGCTCCTTGCTCATTTGCTGTTTTCTTTGAATACCCTGCCCTTATAGCTGCCTGTGTGGCATTAAGGTCAATCAAGTATTCATCACAGAATCTCTGCTGTTTAGCTGTAAGTTTAGCCATAATGTCACACCTTCTCTCTATTACTTCTGTTTCTTTCTCACTCTCTTCGGGATCACAATCTTGTACAGCGGTTTACATACATTCTTTACCTCTCCACCCCAATTTATAGTTGGCTGAAATTTGTATATCTTAGTGCACTTAACCATCACCTTTATCATGGCTATTGGTAAAGCCAGCCTGCCAAGTATCGGATGTATGTATTCAAAACTATATTCAGGTCTCACGACCTCAAACCTTTTAATCTTACTCATATCTCACACCTCAAACAAAATAGCCCAGTGGGGAGAGATCAGCGTTCACTTTTCACAAGGGGAGGTGCAACCACTGGGCATAAGAAAAGGGACACGACCGAAATGGCAAACAGTCATGTCCCTTATGAATCAATATAATTTTACCATACTAGTATACCACGTTTGCTAGGTGCTATGTGGTGCTAAATGGTGCTATTTGGTGCTGAGTTTTCCAAGACCTTAATTCTAAATGCCTCAAGTGCAAAACCATGTATATGTTTTATCCTGCCATATGAATAATCAAGTTCTTTGGCAATCTCCTTCAGGTCCTTATATTCAACATATTTCATGAACAATACATTGATGTACTTCGGTTCGTCCAGCATATGTATCTGTCCTATGACCTTATGCTTGAGCTCCGTGAACCGCTCTATGTCCTCATGAATCTCCTTCTCAAGGTCAACATACTTTGCCACCTTTTTGCTCATAGAATCAGCCTTAGCGCTTGTCTGTACCTTTTCTGATGAATAATCAAATGCACCGGTGCAAGTTGCATCTTCCTTGAGTCCTGCAAGCTCTATCTTTCTCTGTCTGATCTTAGCATCCAGAAGCTTCACCTGTTTCAAATACTCTTTTGCTTTCAAAGACTCACCACCTTCTCTATGTGCAGTATATAATACTTCTTTCCCGGCTCAGCTCCCCACTCTGGCTTACCTGTACCTATACTGAGCGTACACATTGCTTTTATCTGCCGACTTGCCGCTGAATATCCATTGCGGAATATCACTGCTACCGGCCACTCCACTTGCTCTATCTCTGGTAAAACATTGTGCAACATCTCACCACCTATGAATATTACTCCAAAAGCGTTCATGAACCTACTATCGTAGTATTCTTTTATCTCTCTGTATTCCTCTTTCTTCTCGCCGGATGCAATCATATCAAACCACTTTTTCTTAATTGGTAATATCAGCATCCTCTCACTCCTTCCGGGTAAATCTTTTCATCAAGTGATTATATGGATCTGTCTGTGTCTTAAACCCTATCTGTCTTTCTCCAAGCGGATCATTGAGCTCTGCCCCACCAAGAAAGCTGTGGAGCTCATTCATGCAGTTCGAACATAAATCCATTGTCTCTACTGTATCATCGAACACATCAACTATCCTTGCCCTTATCGCCGCTCCGTGTTCAAACGGCAGGTCGTAGAACCCGCCGCATCTATCGCATTTGCCTGCATATGCCATTCTATACGCTCTCCTTCCTTGATTCATAAGGTTTTGGCAACTTTCTCCAGGCTACTACCTTATCTGTAATCTTTGAGTATTCGTAATTATCACAATAATCATGCACTTCGTACCAGCCCTGTGGGATCCACCAAGAAATACCATCTTCTGTATACTCCCACTCATCTAAGATATCTTCATCCACGTTCCATCCTAAATCTTCCAACGAACAATTGTGATGTGGGATATATACCGCCTTAACAACTCGACTGTATATTTCACCTGTTATTATTGAGGCTTTTTCTATCGTTACAAGAACCTCATCCGAAGTAGTTCCCTTTTCACATTTGGGAACTGTGTCTATATTCCATTTGGCCATTACCATTATGTATCACTCTCCTTTATCAATTCTGGATTATCAAATATGTTGCCAATAACTTCAACTTGATTTCCGTTTTGAACATATTTCCATAAATCATCATTCAAAGACCCACTTCCACTCTTTCCCATTCCGATAGCAAAAGTTGTCCTAAAATCTTTATAAAATACTTTTCCAAGTCTTTTCTTTGTATCTTTGTCCGGGAATGGACAATCATCATTATCTCGTTGGAACAAAATAATGTCACCTTCCCATATCAGTTTGCCGTTCTTATCTTTCAAGCCTGTGCACTGACAGATAGTATCTGGTCGCACTTCAAATGCAAATGGCGAACCTGCTTTATTGCTGATATACCATTTATCATTTTTGCAATGCAAAAATCCTGCAACCCACTCTCCATTACAAATTTTCGCCTTGAATAGACATCTATCTTTCATCCACTCCACCTCTCTTCACGATCTCCACAGCATCATCAAAATTAACCACCAGCTCTCCGCCCATGCCCTGATTGCCGTACCTTTCAAATGACTTGTCCTGCAGCTCTGAAACAGCCTTGTCCACATCGTAGACTGTTGGATGCTCCTCAATAAGTTTTTTTGCCTCAATTCTCATTGATTTCTCTGACTTACGTTTCTCTAGTCCTTGTTTCTCAAGTGCCTTTATCGCCATATCAAATGCCTTTCCGGTATCATTCACATAGGCATAATGTGAATATCTATAATCTGTTGTTCCCTTTAATTTGGCTATTGCTTCTCTCTCTTCCATATTCCCACACTCCTATCTTCTCAGCCTTGCCACAGCCGCGTTCCACTCGTTTATGAATTTAAGCACCCAGGTAGCTGGGTATGTGCTTACAGCATACTGTTTTGAGATAGCAACTGCTCTTGCCCAGTTCGGATCCTGTTTGATCTCATTTGGAATCTGTGCCATCCTTACACCTCCACTTCATCATCTGCCGGAAACCGGAACACCTTCGGTGGTGTGAAACAGAATGCCTGCTGATAGCCACTACCCTGTAGGATTCCAGGACCGCCTTCACACGATATGTAACTTCCATACAGTTTTATCATATCTTCCAGCACTTTCTCTGCCTTTCTCCTTGAGCTGTATGTTGCCATAAGTATGGGAGCTTCATCTGGCTTAATGTTGTCCCATGCATACATTACATTTGTTTCATTCTGCGCAAAGCCATCTATTGTGATGATTCCATCCTCATATTTAACATCGGCGTATCTTAAACCTTTCTGACTAATTAACCTCATCACTCCTCAACCTTCCTTTCCGCCTCAAGCCATCTGCGGGTACACTCACAACAATGCCCTGTGCATTTATTGCCATCAAACCCTATCTCATTCGGACATATGATTATCTGCGCAAGATCCGCATCACTGAGCGACCGGATGTAGTCGCCGTTGGTCATCGGTTCATAGTTGTCCACAGCGTTCTTAGTACAGTGTGCGCATGGTTCCTGTGTCTCGTCCATGGCTCTGTATTTGCAATTTTCGCAGCCTCCTGCTCTCTCTGGTACTATCTCCATCGTATTTCCCCCTTCCTGATCATCTCTCTTATGTCTGTGTTGCTGAAGCTCTCATGGTAGCCCTGTTCGCTTTGCATCAGCACATGGTGCTCATATACCTTGATGATTGTCCAGCACTTCCAAACCCTTATAGGGACATTCTCCTCTTTCCCACCTTTTGTGAGGATCTTCACCACCCGCCCCGGTCGGCAGATGGTGTTGTATACAGCGTCTATTTCAAAATCCGTCATTTTCATTTGTTTTCTCCTTTTACTCAGCAAGAAACTTGTTGATGAAATACTGCTGTCCCTTGCCTGTTACCTTTGTTGTTCTTGTCTCCCTGACTGATCCATCAGAATTAACAACAGTGCTGATTTTTACCTCGAATAATCCCATGTCCATGCTTCTCTGAGTTGGTGCATTTCTGTCGGTTCTTTTATTGCCCTTGATCAGATATCCATTTTCTCTCAGCCACTCATACAATCTATTCTGCCCAATATTGACACCATTCTGTTTTAATATCTTGGCAAGCTCTCCGACCAATATTGATGTATGACTTGCTGCAACCGCATCAGCGAATATTGCCTTTGGCTTCATGGTCTTTATCTGCTTGTCCCTCTCCAGGATCTTGTTCTGAGCTACCTGCAAGGCTCTGGCCATCAGTTCATCGTCCGTCATGGTCTCCTGTCCGGCTATGTAACCGCCGTTCTTACGGATTGATGGCAACACCTCGCTTGTCACCCAGCGCTTAAATGCTTTCGCTGATGGGAGCTCGCTGGATAGGATGAGGCTGTATAATCCGCTTTCGTTGATTGCTGTTATATTTCTTTTTTGCCTGCCGTCGTGAATTGCGACGGTAGCTTTGTCCTCGTTATCAATGTGTTTTGCTATAGCGTCTCGTGTATTGCTATAACCAAGAGCTGTCGCTATGTCCACTCCCACAAACCAAGGCTCGCCATCTATATTCACTGTTCTTATCTCTCCAAATTCTTTATTTTCATATATCTTTAAATCGTTCACTAAAAACCTCCTCTATCTATACAAAACACAACTGTCCATTATCTTCTTCGCCTATCCTCATGTTTGGCATCCTCTTCCTTACACACAGCTCCGGAAGATTTGATCTCACCATCGCCGCCGGTATAGGTGGACAGACTGCATTTCCACATCTCTTAACCTGTTCTCTTCTTGAATATGTCTTACCTGTGTTGTCATGATCTATGATGTAATCATCCGGAAACCCTTGGCACCCATATAACTCCTTTGGCTCAAGCATTCTGAGACCAATGTCCACTATCTGATACTCAACACCTTGGATTGTTACAAGGCCGAATCGGTCTCTTGATGTCACTGTGTCAAGTGGCTGTTCTATATCCTGCCCTGTACCCTCTCCGTAGTATTTAATCAAGAATGCTCTGACCTCTCCAAAATGTCCGGCTGATGTTGTAACTGTATGCAGCGGCTCTCTCTCATCCTGTCCTATTCCTGTTTTGTAGAACTTACTGAGGAACGAAGTCACAAGGCCATATCTGTTTGAACTGTCCACTGTCATGATCGGATTCTCTATACCTTGACCTCGCACCTCGTCTGAATTGGTCTCAGAATGGTATTGGATAAGAGTCGCTGCAACCAGCCGGTTATGATCTACTGTCGTTATCGTATCAATTGGGTCTTCGGCTTTACTTCCACCTCCTTGGTAATTCCCGCCATACGTTTTATCTATAACCGGAGCAAGTCTCGGTTCACACAAATAATGCTTCCCACTACTCACAATGGTTGGTAACGGCTTCTTTATGTCGTGAACTCTCGGCGATTGTCCTTTTCGTTCTCCATATCCAATGGGTACAATGAATGGCTCCGGATTATCCAGAACGAACTTCTTCAGCCCTCTTGCAATCCTCTGCATAGTCTTTGGTGCAAGCGGCCTCACCGCCCGGATGCCATACTTCTCCTTGATCTCATCTGATGTATCAAAGATGCTCGGACATGGCAGGCTGAAATCAAGCTGTGTATATGCTCCAACATAAGGCTTGAGCAGTCCCGCCTTGACCTCTTCACTGTCTGCTGGTGCATGTGTGGGCTTTGGCCACATGATCGGTACTCCATCACATCTTGCGATCATGAAGAATCTTTTTCTCTTTGTTGGTGCTCCGTAATCAGCAGCCACAAGCTCTCTGAACTGTACCTCGTACCCCAGCTCATTGAGCTGCTTTACAAATTGCCTGAATGTATCTCCCTGTTTTGCTTTGATTGGATGATGCCCTCGGTTGAGCGGTCCCCATGTCTTGAACTCCTCAACGTTCTCCAGCATGATCACTCTCGGTCTCACAAGTGCCGCCCATCTGCAGGCCACCCATGCAAGGCCTCTGATGTTCTTATCCTTTGGTTTTCCACCCTTAGCCTTACTAAAATGTTTGCAGTCCGGAGAGAACCAGGCAAGCGCTACCGGGTGTCCCTCACAGGCTTTCACAGGATCAACCGCCCACACATTTTCGCAATAATGCTTTGTGTTTGGATGATTGACCTTATGCATCCTGATGGCTTCAGGGTCATGGTTGATAGCTATATCAACACTGTATCCTGTTGCCATCTCAATTCCTGTTGATGCTCCACCACCTCCGGCAAAGTTATCAACGATAAGCTCTCCGTTTATCATGGCAGCACCTCCGGGTAATCATATATACTCAGCTGTACCGCCGGTACATCTTCCCATGGCACTCCGATATAGTCTAGGACTCTTCCCCAGCCGAATTTCTCTCCAGTCTCTGGATCCGTGCAGCATCGATACATGTAGAACTCCCATTCCTTTGGATTTCTCTCTCTGAGTCTATCAAACCTGTGTGGTCGTTCTTCCATATGGATTCCAAAGCCACACATGCTGCAACCTGTACGCTGCGCTCCTGTCGTTCTGAGATTGCCGTGTCCATCATCCTGTATTTGTCCATATATAGCCGGTATGATCGCTTCAACCGGCTCGTAAGGTATTGTGTTGCCAGCCTTATCCTTACTGTATGGCTGCTCATAATAAAGCTTTGCAAACACATCTGTATGTGCGTGATACCAAGTGTCCATCTCCTGAGCAAGTCTCAATATGTCATTTCTGAGGTATGGTGCAAATGGCGCTGATCTCATTACTGTCTTGCCGTAATAATTACACCCATGATCTGTGAGAGCTTCTTCTCTCTGTCCACCTTCGGATGCCATCATGCCAAGGAACGGATAGCTTGAATGAGCCTTAGCCCAGTCATCGCATGGCTTCTCTTTCAGCCAATAGCAACAATCATTTGACACCTTGAAATTTGGCTTGTAATACATAACACCTTCATTCTCGTTCTCATATCCTCCGAACAGGTTAAGCCACTTCTGTGGCAACTTCATGCGGCTGTTCTTCCGGAAGTGTCCAAGCTCTCCACATTCGCCTGTGATTATTGCATGTCGAACTATCTTATTGTTTTCAGTCGGATTCTGAAGCAGCGCTATCTTGCCCGCTATCCTCTTGCTGATAACCGGAAACCCAACCTCATTGAGTACCTCAACTTTTGTCTTGAGCGGTTTCAGGATTGTCACTCCAAGAGCTTTATGTACCCGCTGTATACTCTTATCTTCCAGAGATGAAACCGAGACCGCTGGAACATTGATCCCTATCGACTTCAGGAATACGTGTAATGTAATACTGTCAAGACCGCCAACACTCACATGAGCCGTTTTGTCTCGTATCCGCATCTGCTCCATGAACTCTTCAGCTCTAAGTCTGGATCGCCGCACCTTAACTTCATACGGCTGGCTCTGGAGCATTATCATCTTCTCCCTGGCTTCTTTCTTGCGCTTCTTGTATTCCTCTAAGCCCTCGTCCGGGCTGTCAAGTTCGCCGTCCTCTCCAAAAATTCTCGTTATTAAGTCTTCGTTCATTCACTTCTCAGGAACCCGCTATAGCATTACCCCGGCCGGAGGTTCGGCTCCTTTCGTGTGTTATTTATTATTGTTCAGCTCATCAGCCAGCATCTTCTCAAGCTGTCCAAGCTGTTCAGAATGATCTGTCTGTTTGAAGTTTGCAAATCCGTTTGGATTCACGTTCCGTGGCTGTCCTCGGCTCTTACCGTCATCCTTAAGCGCATATAGGCCTGTCCATCCCTGCATTATCGACTGATTGAGAATCTGTACCTGTTCATGCTTATCATGTGATAGCGACTCCAGCTTGTTCATCATCAGCGTTATTGCCCTGTCACTCATAGGCTTCTTGATGTCCTTACGAAACTTGATGAACTCTACTATGACATCGTTAAGCTCTGGATCATCGCTGTACACTGGTTCAGACTTTGGTGCTGTCTCCCCGCCTTTTTCTTTTGTATTTTTCTTTTTACTCTCTTTCTCTATATCTATTTCTATATCTGTACGGCTAACATTAGCTTTACTGTTAGTTTTACAGTTAGTTTTACAACCATTTACATCAGACTTATTATTAACATCACCTGTTAACCTCTTCTGTTTTTCCCTGTAATCTCTCATGTAATCCTTCATGTAAGCCTTTTTATTATCAAGCTGATCAAGCGTCTGGTACTTACCCCAATTTGGAATTGTGATCACTCCATCCACAATCTCAATCATGCCGTACATTGCAAATATATCTATGGCCTGTTTTACCATGGCTGGCTTCTGGCCAAACAATGTAGCAAGCATATCAGCGGTATATGCCACACCGCCCTGAGCAAATACACCGCTATTATTCATGCGCCCCGCAAGGCACAACAGTTTAATCCATATGAGGATTATTGAATCTCCCTTGGGAAGAGCAGATATAAGCATAATCTTGTCATCTGTGAATATATCTGTTGCCAGCTTTATCCATTTTGCTTCTGCCACCCATGTCACACCTCCTTGATCCTTATTCCATACTTATAAAGCATCAACTTGCGCTTTATGATGTATTCCTTTGTTCTCATGCCCTTTGTATCTTCCACAACCATTTCAAATCCATCCCAGTAAACGAAGTCCGCTATGTATGAGCACTTACACTCCAAGAGCTTCCCTGGCTTGAATCTGCCCTTGTTGGGTCCTTTTTCATATATCTCATTTGTGTGTTCTCTCTGAGCTGGTATAAGCTCAAATTCTCTCTGAAGCTGCAAGCCTGTTATCTTGCCAGCTTTCTCAAGCAATTTCAGCTCTGTATATCTCTGAGCTTCTTTCTTGCTGTCAAATGTGATGCCGTCTACAACAACCTTCCTGTTGCCGTACTTGGCTCTTGACCTGTTCCAAGCCATCAATGCTCCTTTCCCCCTGTCACCCTCAAATAAGAGCAACAGGGATATATGCTAATACATTACGTTACTGTGCTTGTGATGTATTATGTAATGTCAATGTAACCTACTCTACTTGAAACTTCCGAATAGTGCCGCCTCGGCAGCGTTCATCTCTGGCTGTGGATTTTCTGCCGGTGCTGGCTGAGTATCCTGTGGCTCTGCCTGTGGAGCCTGTGCTTCTGGTTCATTCATCTCTGTTGCTGTGGTTTCCACATACTCATCATTGTCGTTCTCAACATATGTAGGATGTCCCTCAGCGTCCAAGGTTGCCATGTCGCCCTCAAATGCCTTCTGGAGTTCTATGCTCATTACTCCCCACTTGCTGATCAGCTGTCGGAGCATTGTCTTGTAAGCCATGCCATCAAAATTCTTGTACCAGAACGATGAATACATCCACGAATCACGAGGATCATAGTTACCGGCTTCATAGTCAGCAAATGATACTCTCTGCTTCTCTCCGTACTTTGTCTTGACCTTTCCAGCGTCCTTGTAGAATGCCGGTGAATACTTGTCCGCATGAGCAAGCATCTGAGCCTTACTCCAATACATTGTCTTTCTGAATCCGTTCACAAGCTCAAACATTGCATAGTAGCCGATTGTCTCAGCCTCTTCACGCTTGTCCCAGTCATCAACCATGAGATTGACCTTGATATCCTCGTTGAGTGGGTCGAAGTATTCCAACTCCCCTTCCTTGATTGCGACAACATTCAGTCTCTTATACTGACCAGAACGGATAGCCAGCTGAATATATCCCTTATATCCCATCTGGAACTGAGCTTCCTTGACACCAGTCTTTGTATTGTTGAATGGGACCATGTAATAGTGTCCGAGCTGTGGGGATGGTGAAAGCTGTAAGCTCTCGCCGAGAAGTGCAGCTGAAAGAATCGACTGATTCGTGCACTCCTGAAGTGTAGGGTTGGTATTATATGCTGATACGATAGCAGATATAAACCTCTGTCCATTCTTTCCACCAACCACCTTGTTGATCTGATTCTTGATTGCATCTTTTGTAAGATACTCTGTAATTCCCAGATTCTGCTGTGCTTTACTTTTTGCTACTAAACTGTTATTTACTGCCATTATTTTCTACCTCCGCTAACTCGGTTGCCAATTCTAAAATATCAATCTTGCTGTTATTCTGCTTTGCAATCTCTACAGCCTTGTCTATAAACTGATTTGCCACATCTGTTCCAAAATCTTCTTCAACGATAGATCGCACTCCGCTTATGGCTGTTATCATTTCAGCGATCAGCATTATTGTTGACCCTTCCAACTGTACTGAACCTTTATTTAATACGATCATCTTGACCACCTCCTATTCGCAGAACGACCAACTGCAATGCGGGCATCCTGTTATAAGGTTTGTTCCTGCCGCCTCTACTGATATTCCTCTTTCTATCGATGTACCATTTCTTTTTATCTTTTCATATATGTTCTTATTGCAGCGATAACAGATGCCATCATCCGGTGCAAAGTAGGGGAGGCAGTTCTTCTTGCAATATCTTTCCTGTGCCTCTATTGCCTCACTTATGTTGTAATGTTCCATCTACATATCCTCCTAATGCATAATCGTATCTTCTAACATCTTGCGCAGTACCTCTTTCAGAGCCTGTGGCATTTCCCCTGTGTTGTCCCTGTTGCTTCTTGCTTTGGACAATATGTCAAACGTATCATTTATAAGCCCCTTCATAATCTCGTCAAGGTCTCCCTCAGCTCTGGATGCTTCCATTGCTCTGCTTATCAGCTCTTCTGCAGCTGACTCTCCATACTCTTTAGCAAAGGATTCTCTCATTCCCTTCACCATAAATGCCAACTCCGATACAAGAACCGGTGTTGTTCCTCTCATTGATACTGTTCCTGTTTCTGACTTAATCATCTTGTTACCTCCTACTTAATCGCTCTAAATGTTATATTTCTGCTCTGGAAGAACTCTCTCAAGGCTGCTGCATCATCCGTTGTAAGTTCAACCTCAAACTTGACTACCATCTTCTGTGGTTCCGGCTGTGATTCCTCTACTGGTGCTGGCTGTGCATCCTCAGGTGGTGTCATAGCCTGTGCCATTGCAGCTCTCTCCTGTGCCTTGCGTTCTTCTTCAGCCTTTCGCCTTGCCTCTTCTGCTGCTTTTCGTGCCTCTTCTGCAGCCTTTCTCCTTGCCTCTGCCTCAGCCTTTGCCTTTGCGATCTCTGACATCCTCTTAGCCTCTGAGATGGCCTTGTTGATGTCTAATGTCTCCTTGAATACCTCTGTAGCTTCAAAGCCGAACTCCCGAAGCTGGCTAAGTGTAAGCACTCCGTTGCCAATCTCATACATCCTTGACTTCATCTGATCTTCGATACTCTTCATTGATACCGAAGCATTCAACCACTTAGGATCCCATATCTTCTCCAACGTGACAAAATTCTGAAAACCGATAGTTGCAAACAACTCTTCAATGGCTTTCTGCTTTTCAGCTTTGCGTTTCTCATCGTATGCCTTGACCTGTTCGTCTATCACCGCTATAGGCTTGTCTATGATACCTATGATCTCGTTGATCTGAGCCTTAAACACATTAAACGGCTGCATGTATTCTTTCTCTCTCCTGATGCGCTCATCATTGAGAGCTTTCTTCAGCTTGTTAAGGTTCGCCTTGTCTGCCTTTGCGTCCTTGATCTGATCATCTGTGTATACCAGCGTCTCATAAAATGAGACCTTAGATGTAAGCTCAGCCTTGAGCTCTTCGTAGTTAAAATCAATCTTCTCCGGTATCGCTACCTCATTAACTCTTAATTCCATTTTCAACCTCCTAATTCAGCACCAGCTCCATCTGGTGACTCTCCTTGTTCTCTCGCACCATTGCCATGATGCGTGCTGTCTGTCGCTGTCTCTCTTCCTCACAATCGCAATGCTCGCCTGGGTCTAAGTAAGCACCGCATAACTGACATTCGTTGTAATACATACCATTTCCTTTCATATCTCCGGAAGTATCAGCGGTGGCTCTTTCTTCGCCTGTACGCTCTCCCAGAACTCTCTCTCAGCATCAATAAGATACTGGATGTCATCCTCTACCTCCGACCGCTCTATCGGATAGTGTTTGGTCTGCAAATATACCTCTCCATCAATTTCAAACTTGAGCTGTGCCTTGAGTACCGCATATTCAAACTCTGTCACCATCAAGTAATGAAGCACCTGTATGTAATAGTTATCTGGCACTCTGTTATCCCATTTTTTCTTCTGGCTTGACTGCAGGATCTCTGTGGTCTTGATCTCAAGCACACCTTTACGGCCTGTGCTTTTTTCTGTAAGCCATCCGTCAAGTGATGCGTGCGCCCATGGATACTTGTCATTCATGAACATGTTGTTTTCCACATATCCAACTTGATACTGTGGATAATCCAACTTGAATAACTCCCTCAGATGCTTCTCCGCCGCTGTTCCATACTTGACATAAGGCTTGTCTGATATGTCCTCCGGCTCTATGCCGTATGCTTTCTCTTTAAACAGTTCCACGTTTGTCTTGTATGGGCTCATCCCAAAGATGGCCGAGGCATCAGAACCGCCTATCTTGGTTCTTGCCTTAAGCCATTCTTCGTGGCTTCCAAGTATCTGCATCTCAACCATTCAGCCTATCCTCCATGGCTTCCCTTGCATCGTCTATGCCCTTCATGGCAAGGACGATGTAGTACAAACCGATCTCTATCGCCATAGTGCCGATTATGTACAAGATGAGCATTCCTGTTGATATGGTCATAAACCACCTAAAGTCTGTCGCCATTTTATATATGAGTCTTACAAGTACCGCAGCCATGGCAACTAGGCATGATGCACTTATAACCTTTGTGTCCATGTTTCTCCTCTTCATTTGCTTTCTTCTCCCTTTTCTGCTATGATTTTCTTGAGTTATTTCTTATTTGCACCGGCGGAACTGCTATTCCAAAGGTGCTTTTTTATTGTCAGGGATCTAATTCATCCTCATCCCAGTTTATGACGGCTTCTTTTGCTACCTTATTTATGTCGAACGGCGGCACTCGTCTGCCAGCGTCAAGCTGTTTCTTGTACTTCAGATAATCCACCAAGGCAAGCACATTGACCCTTGTTACTCCGGCACCATCCAGTATGGTGTATGGTCCATATCTGCCAGACTGGACATATCTGTCAAGATCTGCTATACGTCTGGTTGCTGTAGATAATGACATCTCAAATATCTTCATCATTTTCGCCTTGCTTATGTACGGCAACCGGCCGATCTCCCTGACACCTATTACCTGTATGTCCTTGACTGCTCTGCTCATTGCTCTCATCTCCTTTCCTGTGATATAATTGATAAAAAACTAGGGGGGATCTTATGCCTGTCACAAAATCAGATATCAAAATATTGAATTATGTCCACCATCGTCATTTCCGACCTGTCACCTATATGTCTCTTTCTGGTAAATTCAGCAAGCATGAAGTAGACAATCTTATCAAAGGTGAACTCTTGTCCTACGTTCCTGTAATCGTTGATTATCAAGGAATCCCATCGGAAAAGCTTGCCGCCGAATCTGCAATATCACTTACCAAAGATGGTATATATGTAGTTGAACAGAATCAGTGGTTTGATACCCAATATCTGCTTACGCAAATAATCGTCCCTATACTGGTTGGTGTCGCAAGTGCCGTCATTACAACAGTCTTATTACGATTACTGTAGCTATGCCTATAGCTGCTCCTATCAGCCCCATCACTGCAGGTCTGATATAATCGCACCAAAGATCTTCCATGAAGTACGGCTCTTTGAGCTTTGCTTTTATCTTCTTTATCATGCCTCTCCTTTCTTATTTTTCTTTATTCCTCCATGTGTTATAATCACTCTAACAAAAGGATTTATTTACAAGGAGGGATTTTATGGCACCTATAGTTGTTGCAATCATTTCAGTAGTTGGATCATTTGTTGTAGTCTATCTAACAGCAATAAAGGAATTATTTACACAGAAGTATCAAATTCGCCGAGAACAGCTTGATAACTTCTATATACCTTTCTATCAGTTCTATTGCCGTGGACTTCTGCTCTATAACAAACTCAGTAAACTTGGTCCTGAGGCAAGAGGTAATCTCTTAGATTTATTGACCAGTAACATCTATCTCATGGAGCCTGAATCACAAGCACTTTATCCTGATTTTTACCTTGCCTTTCTCAATATGCTTGAGGCTGAAAATGGCAACAAGGACTATCCTTTAGATAAATGTTCTGAAGAACTTGATATTGCATTTAACAGACTAAAAAATGCTGTATTCACCGAGTACAAAGGAATATTAAAGAAATGCAATCTCCCAGTACCTTCAATACCGCAGCAGTAACCATTCTATCTTTGAGTACGCACGCAATTGCTGATATATTTGCAATCAGAACAACAACTACCACTATCCAACCAAACATCTTTTCTCTCCTTTCTCTTATCCACTTAGTCCGCATTTTGCAAACTCATATGGTAAAAAAATATTTTCCTCTGGGAATCCACAAATGCTTGCAAAGAGACACAAATCTGCTTTAGACATCTTAGTATTGTAGCTTTCCCAGCTGCCTATAGTAGCTCTTGATACTCCCATTTTATCAGCCAATTCCTGCTGTGAAAGCTCTGCATTTACTCTAACGGCAGCTAATTTAATTTTAATTGGCAGCAAAAACTATCATCTCCTTTCATTGAGCATACTTGAATAATACTCCGCATTTTGCAAACTGTCAATACATTTTGCAAACTTTTTTTACTTTTTGCATTGCCATATTCCGCAAAATGAGTATAATCAATATTAAAGGAGTGTGAAAGAGATGGGAACTAACCAATTCGCAAAATTATTAAAATATTATCTTAATCTTAATGGTAAAACTCAGTCCGATATGGTGAATGCATTGGGTTATGACAAATCTACTGTATCCGGCTGGTGCTCTGGAGCAAGAGTGCCTAAACTCGATACGATTATAGATATAGCAAATTATTTACATGTTGAACCTGGGGATCTGATTGTTGAAGTTGATTCAAAACCATCTTACTATTTTGATGAAGAAACTGCTCAGAAAGCACAAGAGATATTTGAGAATAAACAGCTCTCACTTCTCTTTGATGCCGCAAGGGATGCCAAACCCGAAGATTTAGAGATAGTACAGAGTATGCTCTTGGCTCTCAAAAATAAAGATAATAAATAATGCTGTGCAAAAAACATCCCACTGTTTTTGATATATATATTGCATAAATAATCAAATAAGGAGGGGATAGCAATGACGGATGATATATATATTCAGTATCTTGATATGAAAGCAACTAAAGTAAAAGAAACTGTGACGTGTAATGAAGATGGTTCATATACTGTGTTCCTTAATACACGCTTCACAACAGAACAATTGAATGAGGCATATATCCATGCTTGCAGACATATAGATCGGGATGACTTTCACAAGGAGTCTGCAGATTCTATTGAGGCTTATGCACATGGGTTGCAAAAATAATTAACAAATGAAGGGAGAGATTCGATGAATCAAAAACAAGAAAACAAATGGTATTTAAGTACATGGTTTATTGCTATTCTATGCGCATGCTGGTTTCTTATACTTCCAGCAATCGGCGGCATAGTATTGATGATAATGAAGACCTTGGACGAAAAGAAACAAAAAGAAACCAATCAACAAATTATTCAACAGAATGCCCAACTTGCGGCTCAGAATGCTCAGATGAATCAAGCAATGCAAGACCTGAATAAGACTATGCAGGATTTAGGAGTGCATGACCATCAGCAGTCGATGGCTAAGCTTAATCAGGTGAATGCCGAAATATCCGAAAACCTTGCCACTATAGATAAATTGCGTTCAGACATTGCTACACTTCAGGCAAAAGATGATAAACTGCAAAAATCAGTAGTGGCCCAGGAACGAAAGATCTCTCGTGCTAAGGAGATCTACTGCAGTATTGAATATGCATTAGATAACTTCATCACTGCTGACATTCCATATAACGAATGCCGAATTAGCCAATCAGTTATTGAGGATGCTAATCTCATTGCCCCATCTGTTATCCTTAAATTACATTGTATGGATATAAAAAGCTTGCGAAAAGCATACAGAGAAAATGAGAAATCCATTGACACTCTCAGACAGCAATATGCTATCAGATACACTACTAAAGCCAACAAAACGATTTATGACCTCATTGTCAAGGGGCTGGAATCTGAGATGCAGAACGTCTTGTATAATTTAAAATATGACAAGCTTGACAACGGTATTGAACAAATAAAAGATATCTGTGCTAAGTATCTAAAGATTGCAGCTGAAGGTAATCAAACAATTGCCGGAACTCTTACTAAGTTCATAGGTGAAATAGAATATCTTTTCATTAATGCCGCAAAGATAGAGTATAACTACTACGTCAAGAAAGAACAGGCAAAGCAAGAACAGCTTGCAATCAAAGAACAGATGCGTCAGGAGGCAGAGGAGCGCAAGGCTCTTGAGTCCGAACGTAAAAAAGTGGAGCTTGAAGAGTCAAAATATGAGAATCAGATATCTTCCCTCAAAGAACAGGCGGAAGCTTCAGAGGGTGAAGCCCTTGCTGCTCTGCAAGCTCGTATCCTTGAACTGCAGGCTCAGCTTGCAGATGTAACAATCAAAAAGGATGAAATAGCAAAGTTGCAAAATGGTAAAGCTGGTAATGTTTATATTATCAGCAACTTGGGTTCATTTGGTGAGAATGTATTCAAAGTCGGAATGACAAGAAGAATAAATCCACAGGATAGAGTTAATGAACTTGGAGATGCTTCTGTTCCGTTCAAATTTGATGTACACAGCTTTATTTTCTCTGATGACGCTTCTGGTCTTGAAACCGAACTTCACAAGAGACTTAATGATCGCCGAGTAAACAAGGTAAATCTTAGAAAAGAGTTCTTTAATGTATCAATAGATGAACTTGAAGAACTTGTAAATGAGATCTGCCCTACTGCAGAGTTCAACAGAACAATGCTTGCTGAAGAATACAGACAGTCGCGGTCAAGTTCTGAAGCATATACTTCTGAATATTCAACAGAGGATGAGACAGATGATGAGGATGAATAATATCATCTTCACATTATAAAAAAATCCCCCAGGTGCGGGTACACCTGAGGGAAGTTACCCACAAACCGAAGGCTTATGAATAACAGTGATCGCAAACTATATTATACCATAAGCCTTCCACTTTTGATAGGCTTATTTTTTATGCCTATTTTTAGAGGAGTTGATATTATGTGGTCAGAAATACAAAAAAATGGAACCGTAAAGTATTGTGAGAGGTACACAGATCCGCTCACAGAGAAGATTAAAAAGGTCACAGTGACGATGCCTAAGGCATCACCGCAGAATAAGAACAAGGCAACCAGAATTTTACAGGGGAAAATAGATAAGCTGTTGACTGCATCCCCGGTTAAATCAGATACAACACTCAAGGAGCTGGCTGATGCTTATATAGCATCATTGCGACAGCGCAAAAGGAAAGAAAGCACAATCAGAACAGAAAGCACTAACATAAATTGCTGTATAAATATAATCGGTAATGACGTACTTGTTGATAAACTCTCTCCTCGTTATGTAAATGATAGACTTCTCTCTTCGGGGAAAAATATAGACACCGTGAATACATATATAAAATTCTTAAAATTCGCTTTGAAATGGGGAATTAAAAGCGATTATCATTCAAACAATGATATATGGTTCAAGCTTGACTATATCCATAAGGAGAGCCCAGATGAGATACCAGAGGTATACGATATCAGTAACGAATACCTTGAGCCTGATGAAATCAAAAAACTACTTAATTACTTTAGAGATAACAACCAATGGCAGGATTACTATACATCATATTTCATGATCCTTACAGGGATGCGTATAGGTGAACTCATTGCTCTTGAAGATGCCGACGTTGATTTAAGAATAAACACTATACACATAACAAAAACTTATTATCCTTCAACAGGATATGTTACATCTGCAAAAACAAGCGATTCGATCAGAGACATTCATATACAACCTGAATTGCTCACGCTCATCAAAAAGTTACGACTTTGGCGAAAAGAGGTTCTATTTGAAAAAGGTATTAAGAGCAGCCTCTTCATACCAAATTTAAAAACAGGCAACTACATGGTTTATTTAACATATAATAATCATTTAAAGGCCGCTTCACTTAAATCTCTTGGGAGAGAAATAACGACACACAAACTGCGCCACACTCACGCATCTCTCCTAGCTGAAGTTATGTCTGCAGAACAAATATCTCGTCGACTTGGACATCATGATGACAAAATAACCAAAGCAATATATATTCATGTTACTCAAAAGATGAAGCAGAAAGATAATGAAGCTGTTGACACCATATCAATTATCAACTAAAAAAAGACGACCACTCAGTTTTCACACTGAATGGCCGTCTTTTAAATTTTGCCCCTTTTCTGCCCCTATGAGTTATTTTCATAGGCTGCAAATGGCTTTAAAGCTTGATTTTCCTTAATTTTCTATCAAGTTGATGATAAACCTGTGGTTTAAAATTTTTTATTCAGTTTTCCCGTTCTGCTTCGCAAGCTTGTACTGGGTCATCTTCCTCTTGGAAGCTATGCGCTTATGCTTCTTTGCCTCAGCCCGCTCCGCAGACCGGTCAGGAAGAATGCCACAGGCCTCAAGGGCTCTCGGCCATGGCCCAAGGTAGGATTTTATCCAGCCAACCTGCTCCGGTGTAAAGTCTGACTTTTTCGGATATCTTCCAAGTGAAATATATGCGTCCAGAAGCATCTGACAACATTCTTCACGTGTATAGCCAGCTCTCTTGTTCTCCATACCTCTTTCCTCCGGATCATCTCTGCGTTTCTATGGCCTGAGAATTATTTTACTTTGACAGACTTCACTGAGCTGCCAAGTCCCATGTATCTCTTGCCATTTATTGTCTTGTAAGCTCTTACTCTCACATAGTATCTCTTGTTCTTTGCTAGATTCTTGATAGTTGCACTGCCATACTTTGCGCTCACATACTTTGTCTTTGCAGACTTAAAGTTCTTGTTTGTAGCATATGTTATCTGATATCCGGTAGCACCGCTTACCTTCTTGTAGGTCACCTTAAGACTTCTGCTGCTGTTTGATGCAAGCTTTGTTATTGATGACTTTGCAGGGGTAACTATCAGAGTTACTATTCCGCTTGCCTTGTTGTAATTGCTGTTTCCTGAGACAGTGATCTTTATCTGTACTCTGCCCGGCTTCTTGGTTCTCACAAGACCTGACTTGCTGTTCACTATCGCAATATTCTTGTTTGTTGATGAGTAAGTTACAGTTCCCTTACCGGCAGCCTTAACGGTTATATATCTGTTGTATACATATAATGTGTTGCCTGTCACTGTCTGGTCTGCCTTATTGATCTTGAAGGTCTGCTCAACACTGCCTGTATAATCGTTCTTACCTGTTATAGTTACCTTGGCTGTTCCGGCGTTCACGTTATTTGCATACGATGCTGTATAATCAGCCGCCTCAAGTTTCTTACCGTCAACTGTTACTGTAACCTCAGGCTTCTGTGCCTTGCCTGTATATGTCACATCTGCAACTTCTATAACTGTGTTGTCCTTTGTGAGTGTAACCTTTGTATCCGGCTCCTCTGGCTCTACAGGAACCTCCTTGACTTTTATCTTGATAACGATCTGTCCAGCCTCGTAGTTCTCTGTTCCCTCAGATGAAACTGTGATCTCAGTCTCACCGACAGCCTTGACTGTCACACGTCCTGTCTCAGGATCTACCTCTGCCACCTCTGGTGCAGATGATGCAAATGTAAGTGTACCCTGTCCTGTAACCTTGAGATCAAATGGCTCTGCATTTTCAAGAACCTCGATCTCAGTCTTTTCTGTAGTTATCGTCTTTGTAGACTTCTTTATCTCGAACTCGCCCTGAATTGTACCAGAGAACTTACCAGTTCCCTTTACCGTACAAGTACCCTTTCCGGCATTTACGTTATCACTGTATGTAACCTCATAGCTGCTTGGATCAAGCTTCTTGTCATTTACATATACGGTAACTTCCGGTGTGAGCTCCTCTCCAGTGTACTCTGCGTCTGCTATCTCAAGCTTTGTATTGTCCTCAGTGAGTGCTGTCACTGCCATGATCTTGTACCATGCAGTTCTTCCACCTCTTGATGTGATCCTGCACACAACATCATTTGTCAGGTTGATCTTGGCTGAAAGTCCGTCAACCACAACATAATGGCCATCCGCAGTTGTCTTGTATGTCATGTCAAGCTTTACAAGATCTGCGCTCTCCGGCAATACAACACCGACCTCAAATGGATCAGCCTTTGTTCCTGTTCCATTCAGAACCTCTCCATTTGCCTTGTATGTGTAGATAGAATTCCAATTCTCATCGTATTCTGTCTCTGTGGTAAATGTTATCTCTGTTCCATCTATTGTCATGGACTCAAATGTAGGAAGTCCTGAGAATGATGCTGCTACATCTGCTCCTGTGAGCTCATAGTGAAGCTCGATAGTGTCGTTATCCTTTGCATCCAGTGAACCAAGCCCACCGTTGTCAAAGTCGTCTCCGTTGTATGACAGCATCCATCCTGACATTGAGTAGTCAGCAACTGATGCAAGTCCGTTTACAGATACGATATATGGGCCATAAGCTGACTCTTGAATATCGTAGGCTATTCCGGCATTATCCAGTGCACGCTTTACAGCGTCAACCGCTGAAGCTGCCTCAACCTTTGTGTTCTCAAGGATAACTCCATCCTTTGATGCACCATTTATTCCGGCTGCACTTGCTGTGTAGTCATATACACCTATGTTGAAGATAGTAACTCCGTCAATTACAGTTCTTACCTTCTTGTATGTCTCTACAAATTCTCCATCTTCTGCTGTCAGAGGAACATTTGCCATGATCTCTGCTGCAGGTGCCACGTTCAAGATGGCCTCTCCGTCATTGATCTTGGTAACTGTGTCAACTGTGAGCTTCTTGACTGCCTCTATATTAGCAGCCGATACATATGAAGCCTGATCCTCTGTGATGCTCTCATCTGCTGCGGCTGTGCATGAATATGCAGATCCTGATATTGTCAGATCCTCTGAATAGCCTGCAAATACGCCTGTTGTGGCTGTGTCGCTGCCATTTACAGTTCCTGCGCTGTAGCAGTCTGTGATCTCCACGCCTGCGTCATTTGACGTATTACCCTTGAAAACACCTGCAATACCGCCTGTATTTGTCTGTCCTGTGATCGTTCCTGCATTGTAGCATGAAATGATCTTGCATCCAGGATCCTGTGGATAGTATTCATTGTGGCTTCCGAGTATTCCACCAACATTTGTCTTGGCTGTGATGTCACCATAGTTTGTCGAATTCTGTACGCAGATATTTCGGCTGCTCATAGATCCTATGATTCCGCCGACGGTACCACCGTTTTCTGCCTTAATAGTTCCATGATTTACACAGTTCTCAATCACTGTGTTGCTTATTTTGTTCGTGTTACAGTATCCTACCAGACCACCTATCGAAGCTGATGTATTTGTGCCTGTGTAAGTGATATTTACTTTAGATGTACAACCTGCTACTCTTGCCGGTGCATCTGTGGTTCCCTGATACAGGTATCCCACAACCGCTCCTGCTGCAGTCTTGGTGCTCATGATGATAGTTCCCTCTACTGTGAGGCCGCTGATCCTTGCACCCGCCTGTCCAAATATTCCTGAGTAGCCTATATCATTCTGATACAGATTGCTGATAGTATGTCCCTGGCCGTCAAATGAACCCATGTATATGGCACCCGATGTACCTATTGGTGTCCAGCTATATCCTGCAAGGTTGATATCCGCTGTGAGCACTGCATTTATGTCGACCTTCTTATTGACATTTACCTCATTTTCAAACCAGTACAGCTCTGCACCTGTGCTGATCTGGTATACTCCGTCAACCTGTTCGGGCTCGGTCTTGCTCTCGCCATCCCAAGCAGTTGCACTTGACGCTGTGAGGCTGATGGTCTGTGACATCTCGCCGGAAGTATCCTCCGGGATCTCAAATGTTCCCTCGGCATACATGTATCCGGCACACTTCATAGTGTAATTGTACTGTCTGCCTGCAAGACCATTGAAGCTGCCGTCCTTTACTGTTACGGCATTTCCTTCAGTATCCTTTATGCTTACCTTATATCCTTCTACTGCTTCGTTTGTAGCACCATCCACTACATCAAGCTTTACCTGGACAAAGTCTGTCTTTGCCAGCTTAAATGACATATCCGGGAGACTTCCAAGGTATGCCACACGTACGCTTGCTGCCATCTGTACAGGCTTTCCTGTTGCATGGCGGACCTCTCTGTGTGAACCGTATGGCGAACCAAATCCGCCCTCATACAGAACTCCGCTCAGCGTGTACTCGTCACCTGCAAAATACTGAGGTATCTTGACTGTAACTGTCTGGGCAGCAGGATATGATGCAAATGCATACTGGTTGCTTGCTCCTGAGAATTCATTTCCTTCACCATCTGACAGTTTTATAGTTCCGGCCATGTTGTAAATTCCTGCAAGCTTGTTGGCCGGAATATACAGACCATCGTATGCCTTCTTGCCATCCTCTGTACGCTTACCATATGAAACCTCTATGGTATCACCGGCTCTGAGTTCATCTGCTGAGATCTCGTCACCATCAGCGTTCTTATATGTGTATGATACCGGGACTTCCTTTGCACGTACTACCTGATATGTGCTAACTCCGTCCTTTGTCACCTTTATTATGTTTGATCCCTCTGTGAGACCGCTTACAGTGTAGCTTCCATCATCATTCTTCTTGACATCTGCTGTTGTAAATCCACTGTATGTAAGCTTGTTTCCCGTGATCTGTGGATGAAGAACTGATACTGCCACTCCATCCTCCGGTGTAAATGTGTACTCTGCACCGGCTGCTCCCTCAAGATAATACAGAACATCGATCTGTGCATCCAGATTGTCTACAGCAGTCTTAGCAGTCTCTGTGTTGCGTCCTGCATTTAATGTCATATTTGTCTGAATGTCTGAGCCGTCATTTCCTACAGTGAATACGACTACACCTGTGTTTTCAGGCCAGATCGCACTGAAGAATGAACCGCCCATACCAGGCTTGTTGATCTCTGCATCATAGGTTACGAGAAGTATCGCTGTTCCCTCTGACTTTGCCTCGATCTCTGCTATCTCTGAATGCTCGCCAGGTACAACGCTGATCACATCACTTGATGGGTTACCATTCTCATCGATAACTGTGTAGTGATAATCAGGCTCTGCTGATTTTGCATTCATGATACCCTCTATAGCCTGCCAGTTACGGAAGCACTCAAGGTGATACTTGTCACCCTTCTGCATTGACACATAGCCCTTCTCATTGGATGTCATGTAGATATCTGCGACATCTGAGCTGTTGGCTGACATGTCATGTACAACTGTGCCAGGGCCATATGTGCTGTCGCCGATGTACATATCCTCGGCTGTTACCTTGTACTCAGCATCTGTGGTTGTGGAGAACCAGTTCCAGTATGTCACTCCCTCTCCACCAGTTACACGGTAGTAATATGTGATACCACTTCCAAGCTTATACTTGTATGTGTCATATCCGGCATCCTTGCTGTCTATCTTGATGCCAGCCTCATCCTTATATATATAGTATGTTGAAAGTGTACCAACTCTGAGCTCAGTTCCCTCTGGAACTGTGAACTCTACTGTCTTTGCCGCTGCAAGAGCTACTGAATAACCGTAGCTTCTGTTGGATGTAAGTGTGTTTGACACAGTCTTAGAGATATAGTCATCTGCTCTATCTCCAACCGGATCATATGTCACTGACACCATATCAGCATAGTAGAACAGTCCTGCATACTTTGCCCAGGCGTCATCTGACCCCTCCCTGGTCTTTACAAACTCTGCATGTCTGTCCACATTGTCAGGAGACATAACCTTACCTGTGACGGTATAGTCAACGTCTTCCTTCCAATATTTTTTGTTGCCATCTACAGTGTCATAACCTGTACATGCTATATCTGTGATGCTGTATATGCTGTATGACTGCTGTGGATCGTCTGTGACTACGAGATCTATAGATCCCATATCTGTCTTCTCGTCACCGCTCTTCTGATATGCTGACAGACGGTATGTACCCGGCTCAAGCTCAAGGGTATACTTGCTGCCATCAGGCTCTCCAACTTCAATCTCATTGCCCTCTGAATCAGCCAGAGTCATGTAAGGAGCAGAATAATTCATGGTTACAGATACTGTATTTCTCTTGTCGCCCCTGATCTTCTTCTCAACTGCCTGAACCTCATCTGCAGTTGCAGTGAGATCTGTCATGACCGCCTGAACCTCTTCACGTAGAGCCTCGTCCTTAGCTATCTCATCTGCATGCTCTGCATAGAGCACATAGAGCTCTGTCTTGTCCTGAGTCTCATAGTATGCATACTCAGAGTCAAATGTATTCTTATCCGGATTGTAGCCATATCCCAGATCTGCGCCATAATCTGCGAGTGTGAACTGCCAACGGATAACGTGTGTATTGTCTACTCCGGCTGCAGAATCTACCTGATATTCTCCTGCGCCGACATTTCCCATTATATTGTCAACTGTGTTCATCCAGCCAGACATGCTGAAATAGTCAAACTGGCCAAGATCTTTTCCAGTCTTGTCCTTAAGCTCAAGTGCCTTTCCATTCTTCTTCTGATAAGCATCCTTAAGCTCCTGTGGAACATTTGCAGCTCCCTTATCAATGCCCTTTACGTTGGCAAGATAATAACTGGAACTGTTGTATTTGTCTGTTCCTGAAGGTTCTGTTTCAAGTCCCTCTTTCTTGAAAAACGCGTAAGTTGCCTGTGATACGGTAAGCTTAGACAGGTCGATGTCTATGCCTTCCTCTTTCCAGACTTCACCGATCTCTTTGTAGGACATTCTCTCCGGCTCGATATAGAAGCCCTGACCAAGAGTAAATCCCTCAAGAGACAGCACAACGTACTCAGTGCTGTAATCAACTTCGCCATCACTCTCTGCGGCGGCAGCCTGAACATAGCCCCAGCTTGCATTTGAAGCAAATGGTGTCACTAAAACTGCGCATGCCAATAAGAATGAAAGCATCAATGTCCTGATTCGTTTCATCTCCTATTTTCCTTTCTTTATTTAATTGTAGGTTATAAAGCAGGGAATATGTATTCTGCTTTTCCCACGCCCAAAAGCTAACAGATGAACTGTCGTGTCATCCGCATCCGGGTACTCCGCATATCCCGGCTGTCTGTGTCTGTCAGACGCCGTCACGCGGCCGGAAATCTCATAAAATCTGCGGGCATTCTGACTGAAAGACACAAGTCTTAACACAGTAATGGCGGTTGCACCGGAATCTCACCGAATTTCCCCCTGATCGGATGCTTTTTCAGGACGGCATCCGAGCAGATTTTCACTATGAAATCACAGGGTTTATAGTAATTGTGAATCGGGGAATTGTCAACTCCAAGTACCACTTAATGTACTTTTTTGTCATATTTTATTAGTAAGGTGAGATATGTGTTTTATCCATATCACACATTTCTGCATAATATGTAAGTAGAGAGAAATTACTGAGAATACCTTTGGATTTCATTCTGCTGTCCACAGCATACATTTGGTTTACAAAAGCCGGGTATCCCTATTTTATAGAGATATCCGGCTTTTCTTCTGGCTCTTATTCTGATTACTTTTTAGTTACGGAAGCCAGCTTATTCTGACCTCTTTGAGCTGTCCTGTTGTATCGTCAAACTCAAATGTATAGCCGCTGCTTCCCATATAAACCTCAGAATCTACACTGTACTTGACTATCTTGCCATCTACTTCTGCATTCTCGCTGCACTTTTCAAGCAACTGATCCTTGGTGATAGTTGTAGGGAATGAGAAGTTCACCTGCTTTGCACCGTCAAGCATCATCTCACTGATCTCTGCATTCATGCTGGCATCATAATCCGGGTTTGGCACAAAAAGGTGTGAATACCTTACATATGAGAGAACGCAATCCTCCGCCTTCTGCTCACTGTCAGTAAAGTTGCCAAACATAAACTGCATCGTTACGTAGTCATTGATTTCTGCTGTGTATCTGTCAGTTTCGTAATTTTTATTTACATTGTTGCCACTGTTATTGAGAGAATTCTGCTCAAATGGTATTCCACCGTCTATAAGATCCTTCAAGGTGGACTCACCTAAAGTGAATTTCTTTCCATTATATACAAATGACCTATTGTCAAGATCTGCGTAATTCTCGCTGAGTCCCGATGCCAATGTGAAATCCTCATATACAGGCATCGTAAATTCTGTGGATTCCTCACTGTAATCGGTTTCATCTGCATATGAATCATCAGATTCAGTATCACCTGTATCCTCAGCCTCAGATTCCTCCTCCGTTGCCATTTCCGTTTCGGTTACCTGCTCTGTTGACTCCGTCTCTCTGGTGGATTTGCCATCATTTCCACATCCAACTATAGAAATTCCCATCACCACCGTGATAAGTCCTGCAATCAGCATTTTCTTGTTCCTCATATAATAATCCTCCTTAAAACCTAGTGGCTTTATTATTAAGAATGTCACTATATTTTATCAAGCCGTAATCGGTTGCAACGGGGCAACTATGGGTAGCAAACCGGAATTATAGGGATTTTTGTCACTTTTTTGCAATCTATAGTGCTTATTTCTCCGTAATGTTCATGAAACTATAATAAGTGTCTCTGTCCATGGCATCCGGATTATCATCGGCAAATCCGCTGACTGTATATATGTTCCCATCCTTCAGATCAGCATATGCATTAAAATAGTATGTGATATTTCTCTTGCCGTCCTTTATATATAAGGTCGAATATGTGTAGTAATAAAATGTCACACCATTTACCTCACACTGACCTTCCTCTGTTACCTTTGATATTCCGGCCCCGGTCTTTCTGTCTGCCATATCAGATGCTGTCATCCAGCTATATGGTACGATCGAAGTCACAACCGTGATCTTATCACCGTCTGAATAGTATGTCTTACCTGACAAATCCTCATTCTGAAGGCTGTAATTTTCAGGGATTTCATATGACACGGTAGTATCTCCATTCACGACACTGTCCACTACTCCCGTCTCCATAGCTTCGTCCTCCTGCCAGTATGCGCCTGTCATATCATTTGTCTCATCTGTGGGAACGGCCCCCGCAACAATGGCCACAGCTTCATCGGCAGCCTTCTCATATACCTCAGCTCTCTCCGCCCCGCTCAGCGCATCTATATCTATCCCATCAAATCTTATCGAAGTAAAGAAACGCTGCCCTTCCCCGGCATCACATATAAGCTGATAAAAATATGATCTGTCGAACTTCGCACCTCGTTCATTTGCAAGACTCGCTATGTATCTGATATATTCCTTCCCCTGTATCTCGAACTTCTCAGGCTCCAGCTCCATCACATAACCTGCGTCCTCAATATTTTTCTTGCGCTGCTCTCTGTTGTCCCAGAAATCCGCCATCGTCTTATCCTCCACATCGATCTGTATCAGATAATCATCACAGCTTCTTATATTAAGGCAGCCACTCTCATGTATGATTGCCTGTCCTACCGGATTCACAGAGAAGGCATATCCCTTGAACACTATATGCCAAGGCTCTGTCTCATCGTCAGCTATTTTATTTCCATCCTGTTCAGTTTCACTTTTTTCTTCCGTCTTCTGCGCACTGTTCAGATCAATAACGCCCATAAACTCAAGAGCGACAAATGCAGCTCCCGCCAGTATGCATGCTATTACGATCGCGCAGACAATTTTTTTACATTTTTTCATCGGCTGTCTTATCCTCAAGTATGATCTGAAGTGTATCTTCTTTCTTCATCCTTCTTATCTCAAGCCCAATTAGGATCAGAAGAATAATAAACACCAGCATGACAAATGCTGCGGCAATTATGGTTGATGTCTTGTAATTCAGAAACAGACCATCACCGTCCACCCCTGTGTACAACTGTATGTAATCTCCATCTCGTACCCCCGGTACATCAAGCCACACAGTATCCATGATCTTTCGGCCATTGTCATCCAAATATGCCAGATCAGCTTTTGTATACTGCTGATACACCTTCTCCACGCGCACATTTCCGTTCTTATCTGAATGGCTGATCCACTCGTTCCTCACAAACAGCACCGCCACCACAATTACACAGAAAACGCATATGGCTGCCATCACGCAAAATAATATTTTCAATCTGGCAAGCCTGCCTTTTCCCCTGAGATTCTTCAGATGGACAGCATTATTCGCTGAAGTCCCATCCCCGGACACCTCTTCCGGCGCCTCCGGCTCATCACCCTTTCCATATATAAGTTCTCCAACCTGTACATCCAGAATCTCACATATACACACAAGCCTGTCCAAATCAGGATACGCCTTATCCCTCTCCCACTTGGACACAGCCTGTCTGCTGACTCCCATCTTTTCCGCAAATTCCTCCTGATTCAGCCCGGCTTTCTTCCGGTACTCCTGAATCCTGGATCCTATAAGCAGCATTTGTTTTCCTCCTTATCTCCATCTGTTATACTGTTTTTTTCAAACAATTAATCCATGCTTTTGCCAAAGTTATATGCCCCTCTTTTGTAGGGTGTGATCCGTCTAATGTTTCATAACGTAAATTCTGTGATGCCAGATCTGCAACTTCAATTCCCGCAATTTCTGCAGCAATTTTTATTGCCGCATTGTATTCATATATCGATACACCAGCCCATTTATGTGGAAATTTCCAACTATTATCGCCTTTCATATAACTTTCCATCAATGTCCCACATATAATTCTACTTTTCGGATAATTCATCTTTATCTTTTGCAACATATTATAATAGGACGAGAAAAATGAAGGGCTTCCCAACTTATCATTTGTAATATGAACACCGTTTCCAAAATCATTAAACCCTAAATATATTAGAATCATATCAGGTGTGTACTGCTCTGTATGCAAATTTGATGTACGCTGATCACAATTTCCACTAGGGAATTTTTCACCTGCAACCTTACTTCCAGAATAAGAATTATTAACACAAATGTAGGCGTTAATGAACTGGTTTACCTTTGCCCACCATGTATCATATACCGATGTCATGTCATTTCTTAAAGAGTTGTACTCATCATAAAACACCTTATATCCAATCGGATTATATCCTGAATATGTACTTATAGAATCACCCAAAATAGATACAAATTTTACTTTATTTTTCATTGAAGTCCCCTCTACTTTCCTCTCTTCTTCAAAGTTTCTCGACGTTCTAGTCTATTCTTAACCTAATCGGCCCTAATCGTAACATTTCTACTCAATGGGCCAATCGATAACGCTTTTAACACAATATCCTGACACACTTTCGCTGACGCCTTATCTCCCTGATAACCATTTTCATTTGCTTCTTCAATAAGCTTCTGTATATTTATCATCATAAAACCTCCAATCTAAGTGTCTCCATTACCATGTTTGACTTTGGTAATTCATACGCATATTCTGCAACTAAAGTCATATCCAGTTCATGAACAATCTTTCTATAACTTGCAATTAATTCTTTGTACAAATCAAAAGAAAATTTTCTTTTATTCCGTATCAGTTCCACAAGAAGACGCTCTTTATCATAAATTACAATATCCACACCATCATAATTCATTGTAGTTTTGCCCATATCAAATGCTTCGCTGTTTTCATAAAAATGCTTCACTCTTTCATCGCTGATTTTTCTTGTATTTTTCGGTGTCGCAACATAATAAAAATTTGGTATGGTATCCGTCAATCCATAGTAATAAAAGGCACTATTCAGAGTTATAATTGCATTGGGATATTTCTTAGAAATAATCTCCAGCTCCGGCACATATCTCTTATCAGAATAGATGCCTTTTTCTTTTACATACAGTTCCCCTTCTTGAACACATTTTTTAATTTTATAATCCGTTCCATATTTTTCCAAACACTCCTGATATGACAGCAACATTTTCCTTCATATGTTTTTCTGATTTAGCACCGTTTATCTATTTTGTTCCATGCTCCACAATCATCTCAACATTCTCAAATACATCGACAAACACCTGCTTTGCTCTTTCTAAAAGCTTACGGCATATCTCTGGTTCCTCAAACAAAAAACTAACACGCAGTTCTACGCTTTTAACATTTGGGTACTTTTCTTTATATTGTCCTGAATCTATGTACCAGATATAGGTATTGAGTTTATCTTGCAACAGCAATAAATGTCGATTCATATCTGACCAGTCCATTCCGTCTGTAAGAAGAAGTAACAAGCTGGAGGTGTCTTGTTCATATGCCAAGCCATCAATGGTATCTGTTTTTTCAATATTAAACTTATCATCGTTATTCTCTAACTCCATATCATCACCTATTTCCTTTATTGTATCCTCCGTATGCATTGATGTCGCATTTTTCGAATACCTGTCTCTTATACACATCTCCGAGCCCACGAGACAC